GCCAGAACCCGCCAACTATCCCGGCGTGGTCAAGTGCAGAGGCGGATGGTTTGCCATCTGGCGCAAAGGCGATGTCGGTTCAGGCCCTTGGCGCACCGAAGAGGCTGCGAAGGCCGCGATGAATCATGCTTACGCCTACGCGCGCGAGTTGGACCGAGTTGCCATGCTCACCGAAAGGAACCGCAATGCCGACTGATCTGACGCCGCTGGACGAAAGATGGAAGCGGTACGCCGCAGACTTCAATGCCATGACCGACGCGGACATTGAAGCCGCATCCGAATGGGCACAACAGCTTGCCGAGAAAATCGTATTTGGCAACCACGGCTCTGGAAACGCTGCCGTGCTGTTCGACCGCGCCTTTGAAGCCCGCGCCACAGCAGCCGAGGCGCGTGAGGCGAAGCTGCGAGAGGCGCTTGACCGTTTGATCGCCTATTATGACCCGCTGGGCCACTTGTGGGGCAATGGGTGCCATCATGGTTTCAAGCCTGCCAGCAGGTGCGAGAACGAAGGCTGCGAAGAGTGTGAACTGCACCGGTCACTGCAAGCACTGGAGGCACACACCCGCGCGAAGGAGCAAGGAGCATGAGCGAATGGACGGCACTACGCAATCCGCGCAACGGCGGCTATGCGGACGGGTTTGACCGCAATCGGCATTATGAATGGAAGCGCGTCGGATCGGATGATGTGTGGACCATGCGTCTTGCTGATATGCATTCAGCGTTCAACGTGTGGGGCCTGTCATTCCGCGCGAGGGCTACCGGCACGATCGGCGACAGCGATGGGGATGACGGAGCATGACTGACGAAATCAAGGTAGCAACGAAGCACCCGAGCATTATGATCGCCACTCCCATGTACGGCGGTATGTGTACGGGTATGTACGTGCTGGGTCTACTCAGCACGATGAACAAGATGCGTGAGCTTGGGGTCGAAGTCTCGTGGGTTCACATGACCAACGAGAGCCTTATTACTCGTGCGCGAAACGAGCTTGCTCGTGTATTTTTGGAGTCCAAGTTTGATTACCTGATGTTCATCGATGCGGATATCGGTTTCAATGGAGAGTCTCTGGCTCACTTGCTAGCTGTAGACGAAGATATCGTGTGCGGCATCTACCCCAAGAAAGAGGTCAACTGGGATAGCATCAAGCGCGCAGCGCGGGCAGGCAGGGGAGACCTAGAGGACTACGGCGGTGCCTTCGTGTTCAATATGGTAGGAGATCACCATGTCGAGACGGACGAGCGTGGAGTTATCGAGGTGCGCCACGGCGGCACTGGCTTCATGCTTATCAAGCGCGGGGTGTTTGACTTTCTTGCGCCGCATGTACCTACCTACCGAACATCCTCTTTCATCAAGCCCGATGGTGAGTACGAGAAGCCGCTGACCTATGAGTTCTTTGCTACCAGCATCGACGCAAGCGGGGCACTGCTGTCAGAGGACTACCACTTTTGCGAACTGTTTCGCAAACACGGAGGGAAGATTTACGCCCACCCCTTCGTCAAGCTGGATCACGTTGGAACCTATGTGTACAACGGGGATATCCTTAAGTCGGGCGGTAACCTGAAGTAAAGGAGCAAACAATGGTTAAGAAGACTAAGCAGAGCAAAGCGCAGATTATTGCAAACTGGATCAAGGATTTCCCCCGCGATACGGATAGATTTATTGCCGGAAAGGTTGGGTGCGACATCAGTTATGTCTGGGCGGTTCGTAAGAAGATGAAGGCCGGGTACGTTTACAACGTACCCGGAGGGGCAGCGCCGCAGGCGTACTTCGAAGCCGGGGAACCCGTTGCCGCTGTCCACGAAGAGGTCAACCATCCTGCCCACTATACGGACGGTGGCATTGAGACTATCGACTTCATCGAGGCCAAACTTTCGCCTGAGGAGTTCCGTGGCTATTGCCTTGGCAACATTATTAAGTACCTATCGCGTACCGGTAAGAAGGGTGACCTCATGACCGACCTGCGGAAGGCTCAGTGGTTCCTTGATCGTGTCGTGACTAAAGGGTAGTCTGATGAGATTGCCAGCGAGACTGCGGGAGGCCCTAGATGAGACGGGCCTCCCTTGGGAGGTCGAAGTCGGGCGTAAACACCACAAGATCAGGCTAGGCGGTAAGTTAGTGGGGATTTTACCTCTTAGCCCCCTTAAACATAAGTCGAAAGACAGGCGCGCATTGTTAAACACGATATCCCAAGTGCGTAACGCAGCCCACGATACGAAGGAAAAATCATGACTGCGTGGTCCTACAGTAGCATCAAGACTTTTGACCAGTGCCCTAGGAAGTACTTCCACCTCAAGATTGCCAAGGATGTTCAGGATACCCCCGGACCCGAAGCGCTCTACGGGACACAGGTTCATAAGGCTGCTGAGGACTACATCAAACTTGGTACACCAATCCCACCTAAGTACGATGTCATCAAAGAAACCGTAGAGGCTCTGAACCAGTTCCCCGGCCAAAAGCACACTGAGCTTAGGCTAGGTGTCGAGAAGACGGATACTGGCTATAACCCCTGCGGTTTCTTTGGTGATAACGTCTGGTGGCGGGGTATCGTGGACTTGCTGATTATCGACGGCAACCGTGCATGGATCGTGGACTACAAGACTGGCAAGAACGCCAAGTATGCCGACATGAAGCAGCTTGATCTGATGGCGGGCGCTATCTTCGTACATTACCCAGAGATCGAGACCATCAAGTCTGGCCTTGCTTACGTAGTCAGTAACGAGTTCCCCGAAAAGACCCACCGCCGTGAGCACCTCACGGACTACCTAAGCGTATTCAACCCGCAGCTTGAGCAGTTGGAGGATGCGCTAGAGAATGGTATATGGAACGCCAAGACCAGTCCTCTGTGCGGGTGGTGCCCAGTTGAGGACAAATGCGAACACTGGAAGCCCCGGAGGCGGTGATGGCCCGTAACTATAAGAAAGAAGCCCAGTACGAGGACACCCCGCAACAGGTGGCTAACCGTGTCGCCCGCAACAAGATGCGCCGCAAGCTCATGAAGGAAGGCAAAGTCAGCAAGGGCGACGGCAAGGACGTTGCTCACAAGGTGGCCTTCGACAAAGGCGGCAGCAACGCGCAGGGTGTCACAGTGCAAAGTGCGTCCCAGAACCGCTCGTTCAAGCGGGACAGCAAGGGCAACCTCGTCTCGGAGATCAGTAAGAAAGAACGCAAGAAGAAGTAACCGCACGAGGAGCAAACTGTGCAGATTGTAGATAACCTAGCGTTAGTCTTCCGCGCCGAAGACCCTGAGCGCATTACCCAGTGCATCCCCCGTACCGCTGAAGTGGAGACCGGGCTGGCCGTCTACTGGGGCTACCCGGAAGCCGAGGCACTCGTTGAGCTTGGCGTCCCTGATGTTCCGTCTCCCATCCTTAGGGATTACCAGTGGACCGGGAAGCATAAGCCGTTCGACCACCAGAAGGTTACGTCCTCGTTCCTGTCGCTGCGCGACCGAGCGTTCTGCTTCAACGAGCAGGGTACGGGCAAGACCGCCAGTGTGATCTGGGCAGCTGACTACCTCATGAAGCTGGGCAAGGTTAAGCGCGTCCTCGTGCTGTGCCCGCTGTCCATCATGAAGGCTGCGTGGCAGCAAGACCTGTTCAAGTTTGCCATGCACCGTTCGTGCAGCGTAGCGCATGGGGATGCCAAGCAGCGTAAGAAGGTCATCGCGGCTGGTGCCGAGTTCGTCATTCTGAACTTCGACGGTCTAGCTGTCGTGAAGGACGAGATCACAGCCGGGGGCTTCGACCTTATCGTAGTTGATGAATGTACGACCTATAAAAATGCCCAGACAACTCGCTGGAAAATCCTCAATACACTCATCAAGACCACAGACCCGCGCTTGTGGATGCTTACCGGTACGCCAGCAGCGCAGTCGCCTCTGGATGCGTATGGTCTCGCCAAACTTGTGAACCCGGAAGGCTGCCCCAAGTACTACAGCGTGTACCGGGATCAGGTCATGATGAAGGTCACCCAGTTCAAATGGATGCCTAAGCCTGCTGCACAATCTATAGTACATACCATCCTACAGCCAGCTATCCGCTTCGAGAAGGACCAGTGTCTGGACCTGCCAGATGTTACCTATGTGGATCGTGAGGCTCCCCTCACCCCGCAACAGCGGCGCTACTACAATCAGCTTAAGGCCCAGCTTCTCATCGAAGCTGCAGGCGAG